GACTTGCTTCCATGCTGAAAGCATCTATTGCTCCTGATGCTGTAATATTGCTGGAACTTAAATTGTCAATTGATGCATTCGTATATGTTAATTTATCGCCTGATAAATTTCGTATATCAACATTACTTAAATTCATTTGTAAAGTTGGCCCATACCCTGCTCCTTCTTCTGTCGTGAAAAAAAGGATTGTGGCGTGGGGGTCTGTGGGGTCTACTCGTCCTTCAAATAAAAAATTATTCGCATCTCGTCGTATGACACTTGCGAGAGCAGGGTCACTCGCTTCGCTGATGTTAATTCTAAATGTTCCTATGGTGGATAGATTAGAATGACTTGAGTTGATAATGCTTGAGTTGATGGTGCTGATATTGGCTGTGGTTGCTTGTAAAGTTGTTATATCGTAATTGGTGACGCTTAAATTATCTAATGTCATATTCGTTCCGCTGATGTTGGTAATCGATGCGTTGTCTGCTGTTAAAGTCGTGCAGTCTACATTCGTGGGGTTGAATGTGGTTGTTTCTAAATTGACTATTGTGGCGTTGGTTGCTGATAAATTTTCAAATGAACCATTATCCACGCTCACGCTTGTCGCAGTATACACAAAACCACTCTCAGGAAGGTTTCCATAGATAGTGCTACAAAAACTCATTATACTTTATGTTGAGATAAGTTTTC